TATCAAATCAAGCGACACAGACCCCACAGGCACACAGACAAAAGTGCAGAAAGCAATAGATGACTACATCCTATGGCAATGTACAAAGCTGGGCCGTGACATTGTCCCGGACAAATTGACGGAACTGATCCGGCTGGCCGGGGCAAAACGCGCCGTCATAACAGAACCTATATATACCGTCGTCGATAAAAACGCCGTGGCCGCAATCAATATAAAAACCGTGACCTTTGGCGGGATAGAGGACGAGTGATGACATGGGGCAAAATTACTTATTTGACGAAATCAATTGGATGGAAATATTTCCGGAAAATCTGAAACGATACCAAAATTTAAAAGACCTCGGTAATTCTACAACCGCAAGCGAAAAGGCGCTGGTAATTGATATCATCCGACACTTGGGAATCTATAAAACCATCATGCAGCAAACGGATGATACGCTGTCCGAATTGGCGGTACAATGGTCAATCGACAATTGGAGCGAAGAATTGCCGAAGCAATCCAGGGCAAACATGATCTTGAATGCATTTTGGATTCACAGTCATAAGGGGACACGGCAATCAATAGAATATGCTCTATCGCTTTTGCCGATAGAAGTAAAAGCGCATGAATGGTGGGAACTGACGCCGGAAGGAATCCCTTTCAGCTTTGACCTCGATGTGGAAGATGTCAACGCAAAAAATAATAACTGGTGGTCACAAATCTATGAAATCATAAAAAAATATAAAAACGTTCGGAGCGTTTTGCGAAGGTTGAATATCATCGAAACGCCCATAACATCGATACTTTATATGGGCAGCGTAACTCATGATTTTATAACGGAAATCATTCCGCCGAGTTCTGAAGAATTGAGCGGAACATCCGATCTATATATGGGCNNTTCATTATCGAAAAAATAATCCCGACGGAATAAAGGAGAAAATATGATCAGCAAACAAACGGCTGCAGGCGCTGAATTGATCGCCTATTGCGCCGCAAATAATATCGCAATCCCCTTGACAACAATAAAATATGGAGTAGGAGCGCCCGCAAGCGAAGCGGATATCGAAAACCTGACGGATCTGATATCTATACAAGGATCGGTTCCGATCACGGCCAAAACCCAACAAACGAATACGGTATTCTGCGAAGGGCAAATATCTAACGTTACGCCGGTACAAATCACAACCGGATTCCTCATGACCGAGGCGGGCGTATACGGAACGGATCCACGGACGTCTATCGAAACGCTTATCCAGTATGACTGGTATAACGACGGCGGACTATATTTCCCGCCCGCAAGCGTAGGAGAAGTAACCAAAAACACAAGTCTGGGAATTGTAGTAGGAACGGCAACGACCGTAATCAGCCAATGGAACGGATCGAACGTACTGGCCACAAAATCAAATCTGGCCGACGCCGTGACGAGTATCATGGGCGGAACGTTTATCCCTCAATACGCAATCCAGGACGCCGTTACGAAAATAGCGGGAAATGTGTATAGAGATAATAATGACGGCTATAATTATTACTGTACAACAACGACAGATTCCGTGGTGAATTCGACGTCGTATTTTAAACCATTTACGAATAAGGTGTTATCAGACAGATTAGATAGTTGCGCCAAAGTGTCAAGTTCTATGAGCCAGTTTACAGAAACAGAAGTCTTGAAAGGTACAGCTAATAACTTAAATAGTGTTACAAGTGTTTTTGAGTATTATAATGGCAATTATGCCAATATTCCAACCGTTTATACAGGCACGAGCGGCATTGCCATTACTTTTTCTGGCTCTGGTCGCGCGGTACAACTCGCTTTGTCAAATACGGCGGCAAATATTGCTTATCGAGCTTACACCGGTAGCACGTGGACATCATGGGTTCTTGTTAAGTAGATAGTTT